AGGAACGCAGCTTAAGGCCAGCGGTCCTGACGACGCGATCAATCTCTAGCGTCTGCGGGTCGCCCTCTGTCAGCTGGGCGTTAAACAAGGCGCAGGCGGATACGCTTGTGCGCTCCCTGTTCTTAAGCCGAAACACTCTCGCTTCGTGCTCCTTACCCTCAGAATCAAAAACGTCGCACGGAACCATTCCGATGCCCAACTTTCTTGCAGCAGTGAGCCTCTGCATTCCGTCAACAACCCAGTACGTGCCATCGCGACGCTGGCCGACTGTCAAAGAACCAAAAGCGTCAGGGTCCAGGTTTTTTGCGATCCTGCTGACTCGAGCGGAAACAATGGTCCGCTGGTAAGCGTCCGAAATATTGAGCTCATCAACACCAATCTTTCTGTTCTCTGTCTTAAGCAGCCGCATAACGGAATCCTTTCGTGTTAATCAACCATCCTCGGTCGCACGTCTACGCTGACGCGGCCAACCATCCAGCACCCGCCAGCGGACTTGCACCGCTGCCGCCCGGGTTATGAGCCCAGGCTCACACTGTGTGCGGGAAACCAGCCGCCACGGCGAAGGATGAACCGTGGCGACGGGCAATCGACTAGAACGGGATGTCGTCCGCCGGCCCCGCTGCCGCCACCTTCTGCGGCTTGGGCTTGATCGCCGGCTTCGGGGTCGCGGCCGCGACGGCGGAGGCCGGCACGTACCGCTTCACAACTGCCGAGACCTTGCCGGCCTTCGACGTGTAGTGGCTGATCTCCACGTTCACGACCTGGCCGACCAGCTCGTCGGGCTGAAGGCTCAGCCGGCCACTCGCTGCCAGGATCCCCACCGCCTCGGCTAGCTGCTTGGCTCGCCAGCCGAGGTGCTTGGGGATGTCGTCGAACACGAACTTGTACTGGCCATCGACGGTCGCCAGACGCAGCTTGATGCACTGCCCGTCCGGGTTCTCGTCCGATGTCTTGTACTGATTCGGGCCCTCTTCACAGTGCTTGACCGTCATCCGGTGAATGCCAGCAGGCACGATGTCCCGCTCGACCATCACCGGCTGCGTCTGCTCGTCTTCGATCACGAAATCCATTTCGGTCCCGTCCTTTCTGTTTAAGAAACTGCTTCCACTTCCGTACCGATCTCCTCCACCCTGGCGAGGATGTCCTTCACCAGTTGGTCCGCTGTGGCTTGGTGGAACTTGCCCTCACGGACACGCTCCGAAACAAGCCGCCTGATCTGCTCGAGCTTCTCGACGGTCTCGGCCGCCACGATGGCGTCCTTGGCCTTCCGCACTAGGTCGGCGTCCTCGGCCGCCGGAGGCGCGTCGGACAGCCAGGCAGCCAGGGCCTTGCCAAACTCTTCGTCGGGCCGGTCGATAGTCTTGTCTTGGAACCGGCCCGAGCGGTCCTTGATGACGTGGACGATGTGTTCCGGGCTAATCTCAAACAGCACGTCGAACTCGTACTCAATCCCCTTGCCCTGCTCAGGGGCCAGCCCCACCCGCACCGGCCGGCTCTTGCCGCTGGAGTCGCTGGCCGTCTGCCACTCGGTCTTGGACCGCATGGTGGCAATCACGTGCCCGGGGAAGTCGAGGATGGCATCGACCAGCCTCCGCTGCTTCGGGGTTCCCTCGCTCCACGCGCTCCAGGTGTTGCCCCGAAACTTGGCGTTGGCCAGCCGGTCGATCTCGGCCAGCAGCTCGGCCCACGCATGGGACAGACTGTCGATCACCAGCACGTCGTAGCCGTGGGCCGACTTGATCGTCTCGACGTAGGCGTCGATGGTCTTGTCGGCCGGCTCCGCCACGTCGAACGAAAACAGGTCGGCGTACTTGGCCGCACTGCCTCGCTCGGTGTCGATCACCGCGATCTTGCCGCCCAGGCCCGTGGCAATCCGCAGGCTGGAGAACGTCTTGCCAGCTCCGCTAGGGCCGAAGATGGCCGCCCGGAGTTTGGCTTGGGACTTGGTCGCTTTCTTGAACACGCTCATGTCTGCACCCTTCTGTTGCTGTTGTGAAAAGCCGCGTCCCCGTCCATAGGTCGGCGGCACAGTTCCGTCCTTGGCCACCAGGCTCCGCCTGGCCTCCTAATCAAAAGTCCTGGACATGCCGCCCTCTGGCACAGGCATGCGTATGCGTCGGCTCGACTCAATCACGGCCCGGTTGGCGGATTCCCGCTGCCGGGCCGCCACGGCCATCATGTGGCCGCAGATTGCCTCAATCTGTGCGGCGGCCGCCGACAGGGCGTCTGCCTTAATCGGAGTCCAGCAGTCTTCCGCCGGCACGTAATGGCCGTGCAGATCGACCATCACCTTGCCGTCTACCTCGAGGCGGTCGCCCTCCTGTAGGTACACGCTGACGTAGTCAGGGGCCTGTGCTTGGCCGAGTAGCAGCTGGGCGCGGTACATCTTCATGCCACCACCTCCCGCCGGCCCGTGAACTCCAGCTCGTGCGGGTAATAGGCCAGCGTCTCGCCGTCCATCTCGACCAGGCAGTACGTGCCGTTGGTGGCCCGCACGATCCCGGCGCGACGGCCGCCGATGTAGGGCGGCTCGCCAATCACGACATCACCGGGCGACGGCCGCCAGACCGTGCCGTAGGTTTCAGCCATTCCCGCGATGGCGGCCGCCGCTTCCCTTGCGTGTGCGTCCATTGCATTGTTCCTTGATGGGTTATTCGCAGCAGCCAGCGGAAACGATCCGCATGACCAACACGAGCAACTGAATCCAAAACTCAACGTTCATCCTTCGTCCTCCTTGACGACGGTTGCGGAGCGTAAATCCCCGATGGGAGATTTGTCAACACCACTGTTTTCGGGTTCTCAAACGTGGGACTTTAGGCCGACTTGCGGCCGGCTGGCCGCCGGCCACAGAGCTTGCCAGCCTTGCGGAGCTGGGCCTTCTCAGCGGCTAGCCGCTCGATCTCGTCCGCATCCACCAGCAGCACCCGCTCCGAGACCTTCTTCGACCAGATTTCCTTCCGGTCGGCCATGGTGCGGATGTGTCGCTGGCTGCAGCCGTATCGGTCGGCGGCCTCGGCAGTGCCGCAGAGGTTTCGCTTCGGCGGGAGTTGGACAGCCACGGTCATGGGCTCCGATGGTAGCGATCTTGGCAATCGTGCCAAGCGTGCTGCCATCGCCCGTGCCGCCCCTTCAAATCGTTCCACCCGTAAAATACAGGTAGAACTTTTATGGAGGATAGTCCACTCATCACCCTGACACCGTTGGTCATGGTTCCTGAGTGACCCGCAAGGATGTGCCACATTTGGGTGGCGGAGTGCCACCAAACGGAGGGTACACCAATGCTACTGAACACCTTTTTTGAGGATACCTACGCGCCGCTCCGCCAACTAGCCCCCAAGGCGATCTATCAGTACCGGCTGACACTCAAGCGGTTTGAGGAGTTTCTGGGGCACCGGCCCGAGATGGCCGACCTGACTGACGTCCAGGTGCAGCGGTTTGCCCAAGCCCGGAAACTGTCCACCTCGGCCAGCACCGGCAAAAAGGACCGGACCCACCTTCAGGCTCTTGCCAACCTGGCCGCCAGAAAACGGCTCCTGCCCGAGTTCCTCGCCCTGCCGCCCATGCGGGCTCCAGGCCGGCTCCCTCGGGCATACACGGCCACCGAGGTAGCCACGCTCATCCGGGCGGCCAGGGCCCTTCCAGGCCGCGTGGGGAGCGTCAGGCGGGGCATGTGGTGGGCCAGCCTGCTGCGAAGCCTGTGGGAGACCGGCGAGCGGATCGGGGCCCACCGCGAGCTCAGGTGGGGCGACGTGGACCTCGAGGGCTGCTGGGTCACGTTTCCCGCCGAGGCCCGGAAGGGGCACGTCAGGGACATCCGCCGGCGGATCTCGCCCGAGCTCGCCGCCTGGCTAGCCACCTTCGCCGGCAGCGAGCGTGCACTCGTCTGGGCATGGCCTGGCTCAGAGACAGCAATCTGGAACACCTTCAGCCGGCTCTGCAAGCGGCTAGGCATCACGGCCCGCGGCTTCCATGGGTTTCGCAAGGCATCAGCAACCTACGTGGCGGCGGCAGGCGGCGATGCCACGGCGCACCTCGACCACTCCGACCCGAGGCTGGCCAAGCGGCACTACCTCGACGAGAGCATCATGCCGGGGCAGTCGGCCCTGGACTTCCTGCCGCCGCTCGACCTGGGTGGGCCGGCGACCTAGAACAGCGTTCCGCCACCGCTCACCGCCGCGATCCTCGCCTTGGCTATCTCAACGTATTCCGCCTCGCGTTCGATGCCGATGAAGCGGAACCCTTCGAGCACCGCACCCTTGCCCGTGGAGCCGCTGCCCGTGAACGGGTCGAGCACAACGCCGCCGGGTGGCGTGACGAGGCGGCAGAGGTAACGCATGAGGTCGGTGGGCTTGACGGTCGGGTGGTGGTTGCCACGCGGCCGAGGGTTCATCTCTCGCGGCTCGTTCGTGTAGGGCAGCGTTCCGTGCCGCTTGTCGCCGTGGGCCACGCTCTGCTTGATCGTCTGCGGCAGCCCCTCGCACCCTTCATCCCGATCCGCCTTGCTCGCCTTGGCGCAGTAGAAGAAGCGGGCGGCAGAGCCGGAGTCGGCGTCTCGCTGATAATCACTGGCTCCGTTGACGGACTTGCTGTATCCGTATGCGTTGCGGCTTTTCCAATCTTGAGGTCGCCTCAAACCACTCCCACTCATTGTCTGCGGAAACAGCCCCACCACCTCCTCGCTGCCGTCGTGGATGAGGTTCGCGGGCCAGCGGCCGGATGCTGTCGGCTCCCACGAAGTCGCAGGCATTCCCTGAAGCAGATGCGGGGAAGTCCGCTTGCCGCTCCGGCCACTCATTTGCTCAAGGTCGGAGCCATCAATTCCCACCCTGCACCCATCTACGTTGATCCCGCCCGTGCCATGCGTCAGCACGTTCTCGGCGACGGTGCCGACGAGCGGCTTGCGGGCCACGATGATCGGCTCCCAGGCGGGCTTCAGGGCCGTGCCCCAGCCTTGCCATTCGCCCTTGAGGTTGTGCGACTTAGGGAAGCCGCTGCCGTAGACCCACATCACGCAGTCTCGAATCTCCCAGCCTGCGTCCTCGATGGCACACGCGAGCCGGTGATAGGTGCGGGTGCCGCCAAACGCGAGCAGGTGGGCTCCAGGCTTTGCCACGCGCAGGGCTTCCGTCCAGAACTCCACGCCCGGAACGCCGTGATCCCAGCCTTTGCCCATGAACGACAGGCCGTACGGCGGATCGCTCACGATGGCGTCAACGCTCTCGGCGTCGACAGTCGCCATGACTTCGCGGCAGTCGCCGTGGTGAATCGTCCAAGCCATGCCGCCAGAGTGACGGTAGCGTCAAGCCGAGCACGGGGCGGAGGCTGCTTGGAAAGGACGAAACAAGCAACCTACAACGCCCCGGCCCGGCTCAATCTCGACCCTGCCAGTAC